TCATTGTGGTGTAGTTCCATTATTTTTATTGTCTGAAAGATTGTTTTTACTTTCAATATACTCTTTGTTAATATTATTCCATTCTTGACTATCTTTTTCCCAGATGGCTTTATATTCATTAAAAAGCTCATCCACATCAAGTTGATTTATATCCGACCTGATTTTTAAATAATTAACTTTATTTTTAAGTTGATACATTGATAACAATGTGGCTTTTTGTCTAAACCATAACTTCTGATAATCAAATCTTGCAGTCCAACCACTTACCAATGTAAGTGCAGCACTAAAGATAAGCGCGATGTTTTTTTGTATTTTCTCGTAACCGACAAAGTCAAAAGCTAATATCAATGTTGTTGCCGTGCTGAAAAGTAGAGAAATCAAGAAAAAAAACTTCAATTTCGTTTTATTGCTCTTAGTCTTGTTTTTTATTATTTCAATACTTTTATCTATTTCTTCTAATAAAAATTGCAATGAAGTTTCTTTTGACAATTATTCCACCCGAAACGTTTTCTAATGTATACTATTTCCACGAATGGACTGGTAAGAGCTCCTACCAGTCCATAGCGGCATAGCTACCGCACTTCATGCACTTGTACTCATGCATGGAGATAACTAGCTAAGTGAACCGCACATTTTTTTAAAACTATAAATCATAAATTGCGCAAAATCGAGCGACCATTTCAAAACATATGTTCAATATAAGAGAATTAAATCCTATAGATCAGAGAATTAGAAATGCTCGTTTTTCAAACCAGCATTTAGATGTAACTCCTGCAAATAGTTCCCATACTACTGCATCATCTCCCTCCGCCCTTCCATATACAACGCATGGTTATACGTCCCACGAATCGCGTTCTTATCGACATGCGCAAGCTGGGTTTCAATCCATGCCGTATTGAACCCTTCCTCATGCAAAATCGTACTCATCGTGTGGCGAAAACCATGCCCTGTTACCTTCCCCGTATATCCAATCCGTTTAAACACCTGATTAATGCTCGCTTCACTCATCGTCTTGCGTGGATCATTCCGCCCAGGAAACACCAGAGGATAAAGGCTGTGCGCGACCGGGTGAACAGCGAGCTGAGCGCCGGGCATCCGGTACCGGGCTTTAAGCTGGTCACTGGTAAACAGGGTAATCGCGCCTGGAGCGATGAAGAAGCCGCCCGCGCGCTGCTGAAAGACCAGTTCCGCTATAAAACTGAGGAGGTTTTCGACCTTAAGCTGATTAGCCCTACCAAAGCCGAGAAACTCATCAAAAAGGCCAGCCCTCGCCGCTGGACAAAAGTCGAAGCGTTGATCACCCGCACTGACGGTAAGCCCACAGTCGCCCCCGAATCCGACCCGCGCCCAGCGCTCAATATCAACCCTGTTGACGATTTCGACGACGCGCTCGCCGCAGACCTCATCTGATTAAGGAACGACTCCATGAAAATTGAACTGAACAACGTCCGCCTGGCCTTCCCTGCTCTGTTCGAAGCAAAAACCGTTAACGGTGAAGGCGATCCGCGCTTCTCAGCTGTTTTCCTGATGGATCCGAAACACCCGCAGCTGGAAGAAGTCCGTAAAGCGCTTAAGCAAGTGGCGAAGGAAAAATGGGGCGAGAAGTGGGAAACCATTTACGGCCAGCTGGAGAAAAAGCTCAATCTCTGCCTGCATGACGGTGACGAAAAAGCCCAATACGAAGGCTTCCCGGGTAACTTCTTCCTGAATGCGGCCAACAAAGCGCGCCCGGCAGTTATCGATCGTGACCGTTCCCCGCTTATCCAGGCTGATGGGCGTCCTTACGCCGGTTGCTACGTCAACGCGGTGATCGACATCTGGGCGCAGGATAACAACTTCGGCAAGCGCGTCAACGCATCGCTAGGCGGCGTCCAGTTCCTGCGCGACGGTGACGCGTTCGCTGGCGGCGGTGTTGCTGCACCGGACGACTTCGACGACATCAGTGAAGGTGCTGACGCCGACACGCTGATCTGAACCATCGCCATACTAAAAGCGCCCTTAAGGGCGCTTATTAGAGCAAGTAAGATAATTACGCTTCTTCGAGAGCTGTTTCAGGAAAACGAACAGTCACAAACTTGGTTTCCTTATCGCTCCAGTAGGAACAATCACAGCGTTCGATTCCTTCCATATCGGTAAAAGCCTCCTCCACAACCATCTCTGGACCGTTTCCTGATGCATGAATGACCTTATCACCGGGTTTGAACTTTGCCATTTCCTTAATTCCTTATTTGTTTTGTTTGTGTGTAGAGCAAAAAAGATATTAAAGAGATTTCAATCCCTTAACAACTGGTAAAACCATGCCCGAAACCATTCTCTGGGGCGACCTAGAAACCTATTGCGAGATACCCATCACGAACGGCACGCACGCTTATGCCGAGGGTGTCGAGGTGATGCTGTTCGCCTGGGCCATCGGCAACGAGCCGGTTAGCGTCTGGGATCTGACTGCTGGCGAACCTATCCCCAGCCGTTTGCTTAAAGCCATCGCCGACCCCGACACCCTGCTTTATTTCCACAATTCTCATTTCGACCGCACGGTGCTGCGCAATGCTATGCCGGAGCTGGCGCCTGATGTCACCCGCTGGCGCGACACCATGGTGCAGGCGCTGGCGCACGGCCTCCCCGGCGCGCTGGCCGCACTTTGCGAAGTGCTGGGCGTTCCGCAGGACAAGGCGAAGGATAAAGAAGGCAAAGCGCTGATCCAGCTGTTCTGTAAGCCACGTCCGAAGAACAGCAAACTGCGCTGGGCCACCAGTAAAACCCACCCGGAAGAATGGCGGCGCTTTGTTGCTTACGCTGGCCTTGATATCGAGGCTACCCGTCCCCTTCCATCGAGAAGGGGAATATCACCTATCAGGGCGTTAACTCCTACTCGCGCAAATGGCAGCGGCTCAAAACGTACGGCGGAAAGCTCGTGGAAAACGTCACTCAGGCAGCCGCCCGCGACGTTCTGGCCGGGAACATGCCGCTGATCGAGGATGCCGGTTACAGCATTGTGCTGACGGTACACGATGAGGTGATCACCGAAGCTCCGGATACAGACAAATTCAACGATACGGCGCTTTCCGCGCTGCTTTCCACTAACCCCGAATGGGCGCCCGATATCCCGCTGAACGCTGGAGGCTTCGAGGCGTATCACTACAGAAAAGATTGATATAGCTCACCTTATCGAGCTATGACGACATGCTGAATTCGAGTAAATTAAAGGAACAATACTTATGCAGGAACTAACTGAAATGCCGATCACCTATCCACACCCAAGAGAATCTTTTCCTGACTTTTTAAGGGAGTGCGGGTTCACCAATTTTGACCACGAACAGCGTGGAACTTGTGACTGCTATCGTTTAACGAATGGCGTAATTGTTAACCTTTACACCACCCGTACCATTCAGTTTCAAGGTAACCCTCAAGAACGTCCCGATGTTGAAACTGCAATAATGTCCCATTTAGGAACGCCATCCACGGCAACACCACAAGCCGTAGAACAGCCAGCTGAGCTCCCAAAAAAAATATTCATTGTTCACGGCCATGACCATGCTGCAAAGGAGCAACTTGAGCTAATCCTTCATAAACTCGGATTGCCAGACCATTTCATTTTGCAGAATACCGGGGGGACTGGGCTCACCATTATTGAAGAGCTTGAACGTGAAATCGGGCAAGGACAAACCGCTACTCGTTTCGGGATTGTTCTTCTGACACCTGATGATATGGGATACTCAAAGCGCGCCGGTGAAGCGGAAATCCAACCCCGCGCAAGACAGAACGTTGTACTCGAGATGGGTATGCTTCTTTCGTCCTTAGGGCGCAGCAATGTAGCAATCCTGCAGAAACAGCACCTAGAACAGCCTTCTGATGCTAACGGAATTTTGTATCTGAATTTCAACGAACATGTACGCGAAACGGTTCCTCGTCTGGTGCAACGGTTACAAAATTCTGGTTTCGAATTTACACAAACTCAAATAGCTAACGCTTCCTCGTAATTACCATTTATTGTTGAATAAAACCCTATGACATATAAATATCGGGACAGTCCGCTTTATTACCGGACTGCGCGGGAAGCTTTGCACCTTGAGCAGTCCGGCGAGTACGACCGGGCGGCGAAAGTCTGGGCCAAAGCCAACCGCGAATCACGTAACGAACTGAATCAGGACTGGAGCGAGCGCCGGTCTGATTTTTGCCTGATGCAGAACATGCGCGAAAAGCGTAAGGGGGTGGATGATGGCATATGAGCGTGAAAGCCTAATCGAAAAGCACCTCGTCGCCGAAGTGAAAAAATCTGGCGGGGTCGCCTTTAAGTTCGTGTCGCCCGGTCGCCGCTCGGTACCGGATCGCATTGTCCTGCTACCCGGCGGCCGCCTCGTCTTTGTCGAATGCAAAGCACCCGGCAAACCACCACGAGCCGACCAGTCGCGCGAGCACGAACGGCTGCGCGCGCTGGGATTTACCGTGGTGGTGCTGGATAGCAAAAATCTGGAGGGGATTATTTAAAAAGATAGATTCCAAGTATCATCAAAGCAATGCCTATAAAAGTTTATTTTATCCTCATCTTTAACTCTCCTAAACTTCATTTTGGCATCATATGGAATCAATACAAAATCTTTGTCATATGCATCGCAACGGCCGAGGATGAAACCGTTACTACTTTTAGAAAGTAGTATAAATGGAGCGTCAGTTGTAGTTGAAAGTTCATTCTCACCGTTATCAAATTCCGGATAAGAGACTTTATCAGATGATGAGTTAACGAAACCCGCAAGAAATGATAGCACTAGTAGACATGTTGTCCCAATGATAGCGGAAGGAATTTTATTTATCAGTGTAGATTTAAAAACACCGCTCCAAACCACAATCATGACCATGAAAACAACAACGATAATACCAAGACATACAAAAAAAATCGCCTTACCACTATAAATCAATAAGTACAGCGATTTAGGGTTAAAAACATTAAAGGTATAAACTCCTAAAATCCATATCGAGTAAATACCAGTAATAAGAAACCATATAATCGAAGTTCTCTTTGGCAAGTCAAACCAAAAAACACAAAGAAGTGGTAAAAATATCGTCAATATTTTAAATGAAGTTATAAGAATGATGTTAATATTTATATCAATAAACTCTACAGGGTATTTAAAGTAATAACTTTCACCTACTAGATAAGCATATGTCAAAATATAAAGCAATGCTGAGATAGTAGGTATTAAAGACAAATCTTTAAGGAATTCTCCAGCCGTAATTTTCATTATTTTCACTCGAGGTTATGTTACTGAGAATATTATATGTCAATACAATATAGTTTCAAACCTAGACTTTACCAAGATCTCATTATTAATCATGAAGTTGATATTCTTCGCTGCAATATCTGGGCAGGCATGGGTATGGGTAAAACGGTGGCGACGCTCACCACGCTGGAAGATCTCTTCATGTCGGGTGTAGAAACACAGCCCGCGCTGGTCCTCGCACCTTTGCGCGTAGCTGCCAGTACATGGCCGGATGAAGCTGTGAAGTGGGGGCATCTGCGCAATATTGAGGTGCAGCCGATTGTCGGTAACGCCAAGGCACGCACTGCGGCGCTGGCGAACAGCAACGCCAACGTGTTTACCATCAACTACGACAATCTGGTCTGGCTGGTGGAAGAACTGGGCGGCCGCTGGCCGTTCGGTACCGTCATTCCCGACGAGAGCACCCGGCTGAAATCCTTCCGGCTGCGCGGGGGCGGTAAACGCGCAGCGGCGCTGGGCAAAGTGGCGCATAAGCACGTCCGGCGCTGGATGAATCTCATTGGTACGCCAGCGCCGAACGGCCTGGTGGATTTGTGGGGGCAGGCGTGGTTTGTGGATCAGGGGCAGCGCCTAGGGCGCACCTATGGCGCGTTTACTTCCCGCTGGTTCAACTCGATACAGTTTCCGGGTCAGAGCTGGGCGAAGCTGGAGCCGTTCGCACACTCGCAGGATGAGATCCAGCGAGCACTGGCCGATGTGACTATCTCGCTGGATGCCGCCGACTGGTTCGATATCAAAGAACCCATCCATAACGTGATCCGCGTGGACATGCCGCCTAAGGCCCGCCAGCAGTATCGCGAGATGGAAAAGGAAATGTTCCTCGAGCTGAACGGCGAAGGCATCGAAGCGCCGAACGCCGCGGCGAAAACGGTGAAGTGTCTGCAAATTGCCAGCGGCGCGGTGTACACCGACGACGCCGGGAGCTGGTCAGAACTGCACGACGCCAAGCTACAGGCGCTGGACAGTATTCTCACCGAAGCAGCTGGCGCGCCGGTGCTGGTGGCCTACCACTGGAAACATGACCTTGAGCGTCTGCTTAAATCGTTCCCGCGTGGTCGCCATCTTGACCAGGATCCGCAGACGCTGCGCGACTGGAACGCCGGAAAGATACCGGTTCTGTTTGCGCACCCGGCAATTGCAGGCCACGGCCTGAACATGCAGGACGGCGGCAACATACTGGTGTTTTTCTCGCACTGGTAGGATCTGGAACAGTATCAGCAAATTATCGAACGCATCGGGCCGACACGGCAGATTCAGGCTGGACACAATCGCCCGGTGTTCATTCACCATATTATCGCCGCCGACACCATGGACGAAATGGTAATGGCGCGGCGCAATTCAAAACGAACAGTGCAGGACATTCTGCTCGATGCCATGAAAAAGAGAGGTATAGCATGACACCGGTTATCTCTGAAACTGACCTGATTAACATCAAAGAGGTTGAGCGCTCTGTTGGCCTGAAAAAATCAAGCATCTACGAGCGCATCAGTGATAACGAGTTTCCGAAGCCTAAGAAGCTCGGGAGCCGGACCTCCCGCTGGGTACGCGGCGAGGTCGAAGAGTGGAAAAAACAGTTTCTTTAA